GGCAGTTCAAGCAAATGTTGAAATGCCTCGTTACCACCTTCAGGTTCCTTGGATTGAGTTCTCCAAGGTCCTTCCGGCGTTGATCACGACGTCGGAGCTCCTAAATAAAGCTCCTAAAGGCAACGTCGCGTTCCCTATCAGTTCACTGTTTTTTGATCATTCCAAGCAGCAGAACGGTAGTCCCCCAGGGTTGGGAAAGAGTTCGAAAACCCTAGGTCCGGAGTATACCGGGCCGACTAGCCGAGGCGAAAGCTTTGGCACCGCGCGGGCCAAGTTGGGAAGAGAGGAAGTTAATAACTCTCAACCTAACGAGGTCCGCGTTGCTCTCGCGCTTCACACCGCTTGGGCAGAATGCCTCGACATTTATTATCCGGTAGTAAGTGCAAAGTTCCTTAAAGATGCAAAGAAGAAAAGAGAGAAATTACTCTTTCACTTCTACGCATTATATAAGCGACTAGTTGCAGCTTCCGTAGAGAATAAGTTCGAGAAGTGCGTTAAGGATGAATTAACCCTCATCCACGCAAAGGGTATGGGTAAGAGACTGGATGCAACAGTGGGGCATCCGCTCTTCTCAGGGACATTATGGCAATTGATTCGCCGCCAATGTCTTCGAAGTGTTAATGGTTCCATTAGATCAATGGAATTTGTACGAAGCTTATATGAAGCCAAGCGCTGCTGCTTAAAAGCCGCAGAATGCGTTGAGCTTGAAGCTATCGTTAAACACAAGAAGATCATGTCGTCAATTGCCGCCTCCAGTAAGAAATCACGCGAGTGGATCGAAAAGGCTGTCGATGTCGTCTTCCCTCCGGGTACTAAGTACACGGATCCGGGAGACTGCGTTCCAACCTTCTCTGCTTGCGTAGAGTCCAACCGCTCGGCTGGGGGCAACCATGGTCACGTCGCTCTTGACAAGTCAGCTCATATTAACGAGCCCTTCAACCTCGTGGAGGTCTTCTCCCAAGAACAGGAGCGGATCTGCTTCGAAGAATTCATGAGAACCGAGAATGTCTGGGAATACCAGGCAATCCCGGAACCTCTGAAATTCCGAGTGATCACGAAGGGTGTCAGTAGTCTGACCTGTCTCCGGCGTCTTCAATCTTTCCTCTTAAAGAAGTGGGCAGACATGGAATTTTCTTCCATGGTTCCTGACTTCGAGGATCGACTGAGGCATCGGATGGAGAGTGACGAGTTTCGCAACGACGGAGATAATTACATCTCTGGCGATTATAGCAGTGCGACGGATAATATGCTTATGGTTGCCACGCTATCTGCGATGTCGAGAATTCTAACGAATCTCGGCCTCGCGGAAACGCGAATTGGTATGGCTGCGCTCAAATCCTTCTCGGGTGGGACAATTGTCTATCCCGATGGAGAGAGGGTTCGGCAGACAAGAGGACAGCTCATGGGTCACCCCCTGAGCTTTCCTTTATTATGCATTATTAATCTATCGACATACATGAGGACGCTTGGTATTACTCGGCGCCTTGACGTTCTCCGCTCTCCACTTGTTATTAATGGCGACGATATCCTCTTTAGGGGGGAGATCGGTCATCATGACAGGTGGCGCTCTTGCAGTGCTAAAGTGGGTCTCGAAGTGAACGAAGTTAAAACTTACGTCCACAAGAAATTCTACTTAATTAATAGCATTCTTGCAAAGGCAGGAGCAGGGAAAGTCGTATACTATAATCGCGCGTTAGCTATTGGCCATGGCGTAAAGAATGAACCTGTCAGGATGGTAACCCAAGCAGACACACTCTGGAAGGCTCTAGAGCATCCTCAACCTCGCGCGCAAGCCCTTGGTCGCCGCCATTTAA